ACATCTCTGATTGTCACAGAGACTGGAAGAGCAATTATTGGTGACAGAGTTCCTTCAAGAATCACAGTTCGTGTTGAGGACTTCAACGGAGTTGAAACTCAATATCATCCAGGAAGTTACAAGGGTAGATTCTATGGCGATTATAGTTGGGGTAAGATTGACATTCCTACACGGTCTTCCACAAGAGACTTTGTTGGATATGCAACTGAAGGATATGTTGGACTTTCATCTTCACCATTCGTAAGAAGAAAGAATCCACTTAAGACTATTAACTATCTTTGATAAATAAGTAAAAAACTCATAAGAAATGGCTGCCATTATAACTGATCAGATCAGGATTTTGAACGCCAAGAACTTTGTGTCCTTGGCGTCTTCTGACAAAAACTCATATTATGCTTTTGTAGGACTTCCTAATCCAACAGAATATTATTCTGATTGGGATACAACTCCTCCTGCTCCTAAGGATTCTGAAGATCAGGAGAACTCTTATTGGGACACAATGATCGCATTAAAAAAGATCATCCCTGGAGATGTTAGGCAAGTAGTTAGAAAGATTGAGTGGACATCTGGTACAACTTATGATATGTACCGCCATGATGTTACTAGAGATCGTCCATCAAAACCATCTCAAGCACTGAGCATTTATTCTGCGAACTACTATGCTGTAAACAGTGATTTTAGAGTTTATATCTGTTTACAGAATGGTACTAATCCAGAAAATCCTAATGGTAGACCATCTCTGGATGAACCAACATTCACTGACTTAGAACCCAGAGCAGCAGGTTCTAGTGGTGATGGATATATTTGGAAATACCTTTATACCATTAAACCAAGCGATATTGCTAAGTTTGATACGATTAACTTTATGCCCGTTCCTAAGGACTGGGACACAGAAACCTCCACTGATGCATGTGGAAATAATGTAGCTTCCGTAAGAGAAAACGCTGCCTCAAGTGGACAGATTAAAATCTGTACAATCAAAAATCGTGGCGTTGGTATCGGAACTGCTAACACAACATATACAAAAGTTCCCATCAAGGGAGATGGCACTGGAGCAGAATGTACTATTGTTGTTAACAATGATTCTAAAGTAGAATCTATTACAGTTTCTAATGGTGGTTCTGGGTACTCTTTTGGAACCGTAGACGCTGTTGCTGGAGGTGTCCCCACAGGAACAACTTCACCAGTTTTTGATGTGATTATACCACCACAAGGCGGTCATGGTGCAGATATCTATAGAGAACTTGGGGCATTTAGAGTTCTGGTTTATTCAAGAATTGAAAATGATACTCAGGATCCCGACTTCATTACTGGTAATCAAATCTCCAGAATAGGGTTGGTTGAAAATCCAAATGCATATGGAACTTCAACAGTTTTAACAAAATCAAAGGCAAGTGCTCTTGGTGCAGTACGTCTTGGTATTGGATATAGCACTGCGACTTATCCAGCAGATTCTGTCATTTATCAGACTATTGGAACTGGATCAACTGCTGTTGCAAGGGTTGTTTCATATGACAAGACTACAGGTGTTTTAAAGTACTGGCAAGATAGAACTCTGACTGGTTTTAGCACAAATACAACAGATCTTCTTGAATATGATAAAAACACCACTCCTAAATACGGATTTGAACAAAAAGCATTTACTGCTACTCCATCAAGCGGAGGAAATGTTCAGATTGTGAGGGAAGGTTCCACTTCAGGAGTTGGTATTGACACTGTATTTACTGGTTCTACACTGTCACTAAATAATAAAACATACAACTTGGGTCAAGAGTTTACAAGTGGTTTAGCGAATCCAGAGGTTCAAAAACATACTGGAAACATTCTTTATGTAGATCACAGACCTGCGATTACCAGATCTCAAAATCAAAGAGAAGACATAAAAATAGTATTGCAATTCTAACGGATTATGCCACAGGAACTCAATCTCAACGTATCGCCATACTTTGACGATTTCGATAAAGACAAAGATTATTACAAGGTTTTATTCAAGCCTGGGTATCCTGTTCAGGCGAGGGAGCTGACTGGATTACAATCAATCCTGCAAAATCAGGTAGAGCAGTTTGGAAATCATATTTTCAAAGAAGGTTCTGTTGTAATCCCTGGACAAGTAAGTTATATTGATAACTATTATGCTGTAGAGATTCAATCTGAATATCTTGGCATCAATATTTTAGCGTATTTGAATAAACTGGTAGGTAAAACTATCAGGGGTGAAAATACAGGTGTTCGTGCTTCTATTGTTGCAGTATTACCATCTGCAGATTCTGATAGAGGAAATAATACTCTTTATGTCAACTTTTTAGATTCAGATTATCTTACTGGTACATATCAGTCTTTTGCAAATGATGAGGTTCTTCTTCTTGAGGAGGGTCTTTTTGGAGACAATGAGATCTCTGCTGGCAAAACTGTTATTGTCCAACCAGGTTCTGGATGTGCTGTAACTATTCCTCTGAATACAAACTCTGTTGGATCAGCAGTGTATTTGAGTGAAGGTGTTTATTTTCTGAGAGGATATTTTGTAACGGTTGCTGAGCAAACTCTTATTCTTGATCAGTATGGTAATACTTCTAGTTATAGAGTTGGTCTTCAAGTCACAGAAGAAATTATAGATGCGGATGAAGACGAAAGCTTAGTTGATAATGCTAAAGGATTTAATAACTTTGCTGCTCCTGGAGCAGATAGATTAAAAATAACTGCGGAGTTAGTCAAAGTTGATATAGGAACTAATGATATTGATAACTTTGTAGAACTCTTAGAAATAAGAGATGGTATTTTAAGGTCGGTCGTTGATAATCCTGACTATAATCTGATCAAAGATGAACTTGCAAGAAGAACATATAATGAGTCTGGAGATTATTATATCAATCAACCAACCGTTATTTCAAAAGAATCTCTCAATGATTTAAAAGGAAACGGTGGTATTTTTAATGCTGCAGAAGCGACTTATAGCAATAATACACCAAGTGATGACTTGGGAATCTATCAAGTAACTCCAACAAAAGCAGTTGTAAAAGGATATGATGTAGAAACTATTAGTTCTACATTTATCGATTTTCCAAAACCAAGAACAACCAAAACTGTTGAGAATCAAAGGACAAATTATGTAACTGGTCCAACATACGTTCTCAACAGAGTACATGGTGCTCCTAATATTGGTGTTAATACTGACTTTGTTGTTCATCTGATGGATGCCCGTAAGGGAGTGTCAGGTATTGCATCTGCAGGAAAAGAAATAGGACTTGCAAGAGTATATGATTTTGTCCTTGAAAGTGGATCATATGACACCACTGTACCTGATCTGAACGAATATGATATTTCTCTGTATGATATTCAAACATATACAGAAGTAACTCTAAACCAAGCAACAACACTAACCGTTCCAACTCATGTTAGAGGAAAATCTAGTGGAGCAACAGGTTTCCTTAGATATGATGTGTCTAATAGCACTCTCCTTACACTTTATAATACCAAAGGTAAGTTTAAAGATGGAGAATCATTTATCTTTGATGGTATAGATGATACCAGAATATCAGTTGCAACAACATCATATGGCACTGAAAAAGTAAAATCTATCTTTGCAAGGGTCGGTACAGCAGGAACTTTCAACGCTGATATTAAACCAGCATCCCTTGCTAACGTTGGTTTTGTTAGCATCACTGCTGCATCGGGTGGGATAAGCACTGTTACCGCAACAGACTTTAACTTTATTGGTATTGCAACTGAAGGAAGTACAGTTTCCTTCACTAATGCAGGTCTTTCAACTGTAAGTTTTGCTAGAGTTAGCACAGTTTCTAAGCACTCTCTTACAGTTGCTGGAGTAGCTACAGTCATAGGCATCAATGAAGGTGGTCTTCCTGGAACTGCAATCCAACCAGCTGACTTCAAAGTTTTATATTCTCCATTCCAGTCTTCTACTGACAATACATTATACACTGTTCTTCCTAAGAAAAACATTTCTCAAGTTGATATTAACAATTCTTCTCTGATTATCAGAAGAAAGTTCTCAATGAGTGTCGTAGATAATGAAACAAATACTATTCAAGCTCCTGAAGGGCAAACTTTCTTACCATTTGATGAAGAAAGATATTTATTCATGAGAGATGATGGCACTGTAGAAGAAATAACAGCAGATAGGTTTAAGTTTAATCCAACAAACACTACATTAAAAATTGAAGGTTTATCCAACGCCACTGGTGGAGCACAACTTTTTGCAACACTTACCAAAGCACAACCATCATCAAAAACTAAGATTAGAAAGAAAGTCAACGTTTTAAACGTCAATCTTTCATCTAGTAATAGTAGTGGTATTGGAACAACTACATTCAATGATGGATTAACATATGGATCATATCCATATGGAACGAGAGTTCAGGATAGAGACATTTGTTTGCTGAAACCAGACGTAACCAAACTTTGGGGCGTATTTGAATCTGATGATGTTGAAAATGCAGATTTACCAAACATCGCACTTACTACTATCAGTGGCACTAACGCAAAAACAAGTGATTTGTTGATTGGCGAAGAATTTGAAGGGCAGACTAGTGGAGCGATTGGCATTTATTGCGAAAAACTTTCAGATAGTAAGATAAGTTATATTCTTCTCAATCAAGAAAGATTTCAAGAAGGAGAAACTATTAAGTTTAAAGACACTGGAGTAACTGCTACTGCTGAGATTGTTTCTAGAGGTGATAATAATATTACTCAAAACTATGTTCTCGATAATGGTCAGAGATCTACCATTTATGACTTTGGTAGAATAACAAGAAAAGATCTTAAACTTTCTCCATCAAAGAGACTAAAAATTGTTTTTGAAACTGCTGAGTTTGAATCTTCTGATGGTGGAGACATCATAACCGCCAATAGTTATGATGCGTTTGATTACAAAGATATTCCAAGAGTAAATGGAGTTCCAAACTCTGATATTTTAGACATCAGACCAAGATCAACTTCTATAAGTGCCGTCGCTGTTAATGACCTATCTCCATTTGAGTTTAGAGGAAGATCAATCAACGCTAGTGGAAACTCTGTTCCAAACATTCTTGCAAGTGATGAACAAGTACTCATTGACTATTCATACTACCTTCCAAGGATAGATAGAATTTTCTTGACGAAAGATGGCGTATTCCAGTTAAATCAAGGCACTCCAGCAGAAACTCCTCAGTTGCCAGATACTATTGATGATAGTATTGAAGTTGCAAGAGCATTCTTGCCTGCATACCTCTATGATATTAATGATGTAGACATCAATATCTTTGATTACAAGAGATATAAGATGTCTGATATCAATAAACTTGATAAGAGACTGAGTAATCTTGAACTTTTCACTGCACTTTCATTATTGGAAGTAGATACTGCAAACCTTCCAATCACAGATAATGATGGTTTGATTAGATTCAAGTCTGGATTCTTTGTTGATGATTTCTCTTCTACAAAAGCACAGAGAAAAGAAACTCTTGTTAAAAATAGTATTGATGTCATCAATAGCGAACTGAGACCTGCACCATATACAACAGAGATTGATCTTTTATTAGGAAGCGAATCATCAGTTGGTATTAATAATCCTGTTGATCCATTTGTAGACACAGAGTTTGTTTCTGATCTCATTGGAACAGGCGTTAAGAAAACAGGTCAGTTAGTAACTCTGGACTACACAGAAGTTACTGAGATTGAGCAACCTTACGCTACTAGAGAGGAAAAAGTTTCTCCAGTAAGAACTTCTTACTACGGTGGTACTATTGAACTAACACCATCTTCGGATGTTTGGGTTGATCAAACTAAGGTTAATGCTAGAAGTAATGAGTATCTTAGTAACTATACAGAGTCTCCAGAACAACTTGGCGTTTCTGACAATGACAAGCAGGCAGGATTTAATCCTGTAGTTTGGGGATCTTGGGATACTTTCTGGTCTGGATTAGATGATGGTTATTCCTCTAGTGTTCTTCAAAACTATGATATTGTTAATGACTATATTCAAACTTACAACAAGACTGGAACTGCATCAGTTCAAAGTGCTCGTAAGATCCTGAAAAATATTTTTGGAGATAATGCCAGCTCTCAAATTGTTCCTTATCTGAGAGAACGAAATATTGAGTTTGTTGCAAGAAGATTGAAACCATTCACACGAGTATATGGAGTCTTTGAAGGACAAAATATCCAGAAATACATCGTACCTAAACTGATTCAAGTTGAAATGATATCTGGATCGTTCCAAGTTGGAGAAACTGTAGTTGGAATCTTTGGTAACAAGTTTGATACTAATATTCCATCTATTAAGTTTAGAGTTGCACAACAAAATCATAAGTTTGGTCCTTATAATCTACCAACTCAAGTCTTTGGAGCAAATCCATATTCCAGAGAATCTATTATCCCATCAGCATATTCTGCAACTTCAACAGTATTGAATGTTGATACCTATAGTCTTGCTGCTCAAGCACAAGGTGATTTCCATGGATGGGTAATGTCTGGAATGACTCTCAGAGGTCAAACTAGTGGTGCAGAGGCAACTATTACTGATGTAAAACTTCTCACCGATCAAAAGGGTGTTGTTATTGGATCACTTTACATTCCAGATCCTAGTGTAACATCAAACCCTGCCTTTGAAAGTGGAGTGAAAACTTTCAAGTTGACAAGTAACAGAGTTGTTTCTCAAACTTCTGGAGTTCCTCTTACCAGTGCCGAAGAAAAGTTCTATTCAGTTGGTATTTTGAATAATACTCAAGAGAATCTAACTGCCACACGTCCTGTAAGATCAGAAACTCAAAGTCTTGTAGATTTCTCAGTTGGTAAGAGTGGTAGTTCTTCTGTTGTATCAACTACTATTCTTGGTCAAAATGGACCTTCACAATCTCCACTCAGTGGAGGAACAACTCCATCTGCAGGTATTCAGGGAACTCAAGGCATAACTGGAGCACAAACAACACAGTTTGTTGCTGGCATTCAAGGAACTTCTAACTCTGTAGGTTCTATTGTTCCAACAGCATCGCCAGTGGCACCTGGAACTGTTGCCCCTGGATCTAGTGACGTAACTACTGAGTTCTTTACTGTATCTCAAACTTCAACAACTTCAACTTCAACTAGTTTGACTCCTGTCACAGAAGAAACTGTTGAAGTTACTACCACCTTTGTTGCAACTCCAGATGTATCCCAAACACTTGGATCAAACACAAATAGTGGTTCTAGTGGTTACTAAATAAGTTAGATAGACCGACACTACCAAGTGATATCTAAGAAATGAAAATCATAGATCCGTTAGCCCAGTCTTTTTACGTTGAGTC